GGTGGCCTTTATGCACCACGAAAGAAAAATAGTGTTGTTTATTCTATAAACGATGATTGGAAATATAATTTGGATTATGAATGTCGTCAAAATGGTGTCTTTGTTCCCGAAAAGTTGGAAAAGTGTATATATTCTTTGGCGCGAAATCGCGGGCTGTTATATGTTTCTGAAATTCATCTGGAACGCACTTTCACCGGTGAAACGATTGATGTTTATTTAACCAGTAATGCAACTGATAATGTTGTGTGGAAAGTGGTTTATAATAATGATGCAAATGACAGGGATGGCGATTCTGAAAAATTTAAAAACCAGCGTGAAAAAAAACTGCTTTCTTTCTGGCAAAGTGTACTGGATAAATATGGCGTTCCAAATTCAGGCGAAGATAAATGGATTTCATCTGAAAACGCGTATGACCCAATGATGCAGGCCTATCTGGGGCAACTGGTGTTGGTTGACAACGGAATAAACGCGACCGACGCCGCGAAAAACATTCAATCTGCGCGTGAAAATTTCCAGGCAAAACCCTATGCGTTCTGAAAAAACATCTTATCAAATTGGATTATGGGCAGAATTCTTGGCACGTTGGTTTTTGCGTTTTCATGGGTATAAGATTTTAAAAAATCGTTATATAACTGGAAAAAATACTAACCGCGCAGAAATAGATATAATTGCACAACGAAAAAATACTATCGTTTTTATCGAAGTAAAATCCCGCAAAACCATTTCTGCAGCATGGGAAGCAATCACGCCAAATCAATCGGCAAGATTGCGTCGCGCTGCAGAAACTTTTCTTATCAACAAACGTTGGATGGGGAATGCCAGGTTTGATGTAATTGTGGTTTGCGGACATAAAATATATTGGGCAAAAAATGCGATTTAGTTTTTGATTACTGCACTTTTTATCAAAGTGACATCTTCTTTGATTCCGTCGATTTTTAATTGTAATTGTCCGATGCCAGATTCTAATATTGTTGTCCTGTTTTCCAGTGTAGTTATACGCTGGTCTTGACGTTCTAATTCTGTCAATGAAGAATCTTGACGGGCAACCCAATAAATAACCCCAAAAATAAATGCAAATAAAAACCAACTATCGCGCAATGTGTCCAATATATTAAATATATTTTTTTGTTCAGACATTTTTTTATCAATAATTTACCATAAATTTTTATGTTGGATTATTGCCCCGTTTTATTAAATTTTCTATTTGCCGTACCAAAGCACTTTGTGCAGCAATCCAGCGTAAATCAGCATCCGAAATATTTGGTCCCACCGCACGTTCAATGGTTATGGTACGCAAATGCGACAAAACTTGTTTTCCCGATGTTGTATTAAAAGTCCGCGCGTAATGTTTTTCTATTTCTGACATAGTTTATTAATCCCCTATTATATTCAATTCTTCACGTGCCATTTGTGCAATAGGTGCCAAATATTTTAATTCTGCGTCACTGTGCAAAGATATTTCTTCTATTAATCCACGTCGTGATAATATTTGAAGTCCGCGTTCACATAACGGTTTTATAAATTCGTGCAATAAACGTCCATATGTTGCCCCCAAAATGCGAATCATGTCGGAATTACGTGCCAATATTTCCGTTGCAGTCATTTCTTTGTCAGACAATAATCCCAATCTGTCCGCCAAAAGTGTATGACGAATTCTGTCACGCAAATCACGCAAAACTATTTGAGAAACATCAAAATCTGCCCCGCTGTGTAATGGTGTTAAACCAGAACTGCCCACCGCCTTGGGAATTATTGCACCTGGGGTTAAATTTATATTGTTTAAATTTATTACACCATCGTCATCTGCCTGCCAAATACCACTGACTGCGATGGTCGCATTTTTAAGAACCAATTCAACAACTTTGTTTGCGGTCTTTATATCAGGCAAAGCCCGCAACACAGGACCACGACCATATATTTCACCACTGACCAATGACCAACGGAAAATTATATATGGATTTGTTTCAAATGTTCCACGTGCAACTATGTTGTTTTCTAAATCGCCACCAATATCAAGCCATGCAACAAAATCAGCACCTATCAAAGATTGAACCAATTTTATTGGCGTTTGCGGATTAGTTTTTATTGTGTCTTTTAAATTATTTGGCAATGTTATGTTTGGATATTTTTCCAATATATCACATGCAGGCATTGATGTGGTATGAAATACTGCACCGGGCAGCAAGGCAATGTCTTTCATTGGTATAGCAGTAAAAGAAAACGCAGAATCTGCACCAATTGGATTTTCCGACATAAATAAACAGGCGGTTCCTAGGACGACTAAATCAGTATAACACTGGTGAATCACAGTATAAAAATTTGAATCATTCAGATGGGCACGCAACACATTTGTTGCTATTTCCGCGTTCGGTGATTCTTCGCTTTCTTTGACTAAATTTACCCACAAAGATTCTGGGGGTGTTAGCAACGAATACATAGATGCCGCCAGATTATCAACAGCATCAGATGCGGTTGCATCAAACAGGGTAGATAAATCTGAATCATCTGTGGGTATTGTATAACGCATCGCTGTTTTCCAACGTGATAACCATATTTCACGTTCATCCAGTGCGCGTTTATATAATTGCATAAGATTTTTTTGCATTTGTTTTCCTTTTGGTTATATTTTAAATTCTGTGTTTGCTTTGATTAAAATATGATTTTGTATTTTTGGTCGTATTGAATTTGGTGTCATGGCCAGTGCGCCAGAAACCGCATCCAATCCGTCATCATGTTCAACCGAACCTAATGGTGTCCATGCCAACATTTCAGACAACAACATTGTTTGTTTTATTCGTGTATGCATAAATAATCGCCCTGTATTCAGCATGGGTTCCAATGCATTTAAAATTCTGGTTTCTTTTTTAATGTGATTAGAAATGCGCAAAACATTTATCTGGAAATCACGATTGGTTGCAACCTTGGTTATGATTTCAGGCAAAGCATTCCCCAAACCATTTATTTCTATGCCTATGCGATTAATTTTATGTTTTTGCATAAAATTTAAAACCGTTTCACATTGTGTCGCCAGTGGATGAATATCTTCGTCATCTACACATATATATGCTATATCATGTACAAAAGCGGTTCTGTTTTTATCATCACGATAAATCAAAACACAAACGCTGTTATCTGATTTATGATGCCCAGAAGACGGATCCCAATATAAACAATATCCAGTTATGATGTATTGCCCGATTCGTGCCGAACGAATATCAAAATCTGAATCGTAAAAATGGATAGCCCCAGGATCCAGGCATATTTTTTCTTCGTCCATATATTCCAACATCATTTGTGCTGAAAAATGTCTGGGGCCAACAATTCGTTCCAATTCTTGAATTTTTTCAGATGGAAACATTTCTGGCCATGCCGGATTTCCATCAGCATCAACAATCGGTATCTTTAATTGTTTATACCCATTTAAAAAAGGTATTGAATTATTAAAATTTTCGTTTAATCTAAAAGACATGGACTTTACTCCGAAAACTTTGCCAACGAATCTAGAAGCCGAACAGGCCGTCCTGGCTGCGGTTTTGATGAACAATCGCGCATTAGAATCCGTAATTGAATTTTTATTACCTGAACATTTTTCACATCCGGCACACCAAGAAATTTATAGGTTGGCCCTGCGTCAATTTACAACCGATATTCCTTTTGACATTATCACTGTGAAAAACTATCTGGAACAACAGGGCACACTGGAAAGCGTTGGCGGCGTTGAATATCTATCAAAATTGGCATCTGCGGGCGCAACTGTTGCAAATGTGGAACATTATGGACGAATTGTTTTTGATAATGCGCGTCGCCGTGATTTAATCGGTCTGGGACAGAATATCATAGAAAATGCCTATACCGAAGATATGGATAAAACCGTTGACTTTCAAATTGAATCTGCCGAACAAAAATTGTTCAATTTGGCATCCACAGGTCAATCTGAACAAAATATTGTTTCGTTGGCTGATGCATTAAAGGGTGCTTTGTTAGAGGCCGAAATTGCATACAAAGCCGATGGTAAATTATCTGGTCTGACCACCGGATTGGATGAAATTGATCGGTCTATAAGTGGTTTACATCATTCTGATTTAATCATTATTGCTGGGCGTCCTGGGATGGGTAAAACAACATTGGCGATGAATATAGCGTTTAATGCTGCAAACGCCATTTTTAACAAACGTGCAAACGAACAGTACAAAGGCGCAGTTGTGTTTTTCAGTTTAGAAATGTCAAATCAACAGTTGGCTGCTCGTGTGTTGTCTTCACAATCAAAGATTCCTGCATCCCATATGCGCGAAGGTAATTTAAGCGACGAAGATTTTATGAAAATGTCCGAATATTCGAATGCTTTGTCTAGGTTGCCTTTGGTCATAGATGACACAGCGGATATGTCTGTACCAACAATAAAAACACGCGCGCGGCGTATTGCCAGAAAATTTGGCGGGATTGCACTGATTGTTATTGACTATCTACAATTAATGAAATTACCAGGTGGCAAAACAAATGACAATCGTGTCCAAGAGTTATCTACTATTACACGTGGATTAAAAATATTGGCCAAAGAATTGGATGTGCCTGTTATAACTTTGTCTCAGTTATCGCGTAGTGTCGAACAACGTGATGACAAAAGACCTGTGTTATCAGATTTACGTGATTCTGGTTCTATTGAACAAGATGCCGATATTGTTATGTTCACTTATCGTGAAGAATATTATTTGGATGGTCGTTCACCAGATAAGCGGTTATCAGGATTAGCATCTGAAAATGCTACCCAGCATTGGCAATCACGATTAAATCAATCCAGAAACAAGGCCGATATAATTATCGCAAAGAATCGTCATGGAAAACCAGAAACGGTGCATCTTAGTTTCAGTGGCGAATATTATCTGTTTGATAATCTGGGACAGTTTAATAATCAACCTATCCCAGAAGATTCTGGATTTGATGCACAATATGCAGTAAATGAAGATTCTGGGATTCAACAGGTTTCAAATGTAGAAGATATTCCTGATGATATTATCTAAATTATTTTTCTTGATAAAAAGATAAATTTTTACTATTATTTTGTCAACAAATGTTCTAAGGAGTCAACAATGGCACAAGAAGAAATAATCTTTCCAAACAACATACGAAATATTCGGGCGGCCAAGGGCATGCGAATGACTGAATTATCACGACGCGCAGGTTTGTCATTATCCGCTGTTTCTAAGATTGAAAAGGGTGTCAGACGTCTTAATCAAAAACAATTGTTAAACGTTTGCAATATATTGGGATGCAAATTATCTGATATATTTATCCACGAAACAGACGCGGTTGCAGACCAATGGCAAAACGAAATAAAACGTCGCTTAACAGATAACGAAGGCAGTGGTTTAAAGGTTTTTGGTTCTGGATTGCGCAAAATTCGCCAACGGGCAGAAAAAACTATTGCAGAAACTGCTAAGGCTGCAAATATGACTTTGTCTGTGTACCATAAAATCGAGGTTGGTCAACGTGAAGTTTACGAAAACGAAATTGATGTTTTAGCAAAAACTTTTGGATATACTGCATCCCAATTGTTCAGCGAAATCGCAAAATTATATAACGCCGGTGAATTGACCAAACAGATAAACAAAGTCAAAGAACGCGTAAAATCTGTATTAGAACCCGGAAATCCAAGATCTGGTTTGGATATGCATGGCGGATTGTATGGTGCACAATTGTATGATAATGCACGTAAAAAGTTAGTTCCTGTGTTTGGCAAACCAGATGGTAAATCAATCAAATTAAAGAAATCTGATGAAACAATGATTGTCGCCCCCAGCGCATTAGAGGGCGTCAACGGCATATACGCAGTTGTACCAAATTCTAAGCGTTTGGGTGGATTTATTCCTGAAACCGCGTATGTTTTTGTCGATGCGGGTTCTGCACCTGCGGCTGGTGATTTGGCTGTGTGTATTGATACTGATTTTGCAAATCTGAATCCAGATGAAGTTGTTAATGCTCAAATCGCTGTGGTTCGCCAGGATTCACACGGCAATGTTTATGGTCATATATCTAATCCAGAAGAAAAGATAAAATCCAAAACAATGCACAAAGTTGTCATGATTGTTATGAAATAGGCATAAAAACGGAGGGATAAAAATGCAACAACAAGCTCACACTATTGCGCAACGCCTGCTAAACATTTACCGCCAAGAGCACGTTATAAACGGTGGTTGGGTGGCTGTGAACAAGGTATTAATCGCAGAATCTGACGACCCTCAGATATTTGAAGAATTGGAAAAATTACCGACCGGGAAACGCCTTATTGCGCATATAAATAATTTACGCGAAGGTAAGACCCCAATGGATTCTATCGAACCAGATTTATTGCCATATGGTGGATTGTTGGCCACGCAAGAATCAAAAATATCATTAGACGAGCAAGAAATAGAAGAATTGAAACTTGCTTTGACAAACATTAAAAACACTCCTGATGGTCTAAAACGTCTTAGACAATTACCTTTTATTCAGAAATTTGGCAATAATTGGCTTGATGATGTCAAGGCGGCAGTAGGTAGTGATAAAGAATTATCCACCAGGTGGGATGCAATTATTCGCACAGCCAAAGCATATCAAACATGGGATTCTGCTAAACAGTTAACGTCTGAAACATTAACAGAACGCAGTCGGGCACAAATCCAGGCGGATATGCCTGAGTTCGAAACATATTTACCCATGTTTGGAGAATCTGGCAATAAAATGTTAACCAAATTGCGTACATTTATATCTTCTATGTCAACTGCACAGGAAAACAAAGAAACAACCACAGAAACTAGATCTGATATATAGTATCCTTGGTATGCGGTGTTCCGATATAAATCATTGTTCCATTGGGCGATAAAATAAAATCTAGTTCGCGTAATCTTTCACGCAGGTTTATTCTTTTCTGCGATGTGTTGCAGGTATTTGGAACTTCTACGTCATCACATATGATTAAATCGGAACGCATACCTGTTATATTACCCGAAATACCTTGACAGATAACAGATGGTTCGCGGATACCTATGGGACGTTTAATAGTTATTTTATGTGTGCCCCACTCTTTTTTTACATCTGGTAAAATATCTGAACAATACGGATGATTTTCTAAAATATTTTTTATATGCGATACCATACGTGATGACAAACCAGATTCTGCAGATAATATCAATATACGCGTTTGCGGATTATGATAAAGTACACATGCTGCAAAAATACCTACAACTGTTGATTTTCCAGAATGTCGAAAAGCATTTAAAAGACCTCTGTGCGGTTCATCATTTAACACATCAACCAAAAATTGCATTATCCTTGCATGGTGTTTTGGTGTTTCAAAACCTAAGATTTTATTCCAAGCATCTAAAAAATCATACGCCGCCGTAATTGTCAATGTTTGCATCGTTGTTAAATATTTATCCTGCGATTTTATCTATCTTAGACAGCCAATTTTTAACTAAATTGGTTTTTTTGACCTGAGTATTTTTAATTTTTTCTAAATTATTTTTGTATTTAGTATCATACGGTTCTGATGTTTCATCGCGTAAGCGTTTCAAAACAGCTTTTTCAGACATACTATTACTACCATTACCTGAGGCACCATATTTTGCACGTTGCGCAGATAAAACTTTTTTTATCAAATTAGTTTTTGCTGCTTCGTCCTGCGCCATTTGTTCTAATATTTTTTGACGTTCGCTTTCAGCGGTTTTCTTTGATTCTTTGGAATCTAAAATTTTTTCTACATCAGATACAAGTTGTCCCATAAAAATCTCCTTTGATTTGTTATATTGAATACCAACCATCCACAGTCACAGATAATATGGTCGCTGGCAATTGTTCATTACTAGAAATGGTCCAAAGTGGACGCATAGTTTCTGTTTCTGTGCCGAATAAATTTATTGTTAAATCCCCACTATAACCAGAACTTTCAT